ATTAAAACTAGTACGTGCTAGAGCAGGCATGTTTGTAGACGCAGACCAAACAGTCCTAGAGTACATGCGACATCGTGATAAGTATAAATTTGAAGAACAATTAGTACGCAACCATCAACTAAAGCCAGACAATCAAATGATTATTGTAGATGACCGTGATTTAACAATTAGCAGTATCGACTTGCACATAGGCAAGGCAAAAGCTAAGTTTGGTGATAAATTAAAAGTTGTAGTTGTAGACTATGTAAATCAGATTGTACTTGAGGGTAGTGATATGTATGACTGGAAGCCTCAAATTGAGGTTTCAAAGAAACTAAAAAACCTGGCTAGAAAATATGAAATTGTGCTAGTAAGTCCATATCAGATTGATGCTAGTGGTGAAGCAAGATTTGCCAAAGGTATCCTAGATGCAGCAGATATTGCGCTGGTAATGGAAGCGCATGACAAGAACAGTCAAGCAATTAGTTTTGAAACTACTAAGATTCGTGGCGGCAAGGAAATGACATTTACTTGTCCTATAGATTGGGATACCTTACGCATTAGTCCACAATCTATTGACAGGCCACAGGCTAAAGAAACTAAGAAAATTGGCAAAAAGCCGGATATGAAACAAGATGATAGTAGCGCAGATTTACCCTGGGACACATAATGAGCGATCCAGTACTAGATCTACTTAATAAGAACGCGATCAGCTATTCAATTAGTGGTCGTGATTATGTAATTAAATGTTTAAACCCAGAGCACGACGATAAGAATCCAAGCTTTCGTATTGATCGCGTTAGTGGTGCTGCACACTGCTTTAGTTGCGGCTTCAAGACTAACATCTTTAAATACTTTGGAGTATTTACAAATCCAGTACCAATAAGAATAGCAGTATTAAAGCAAAAATTAGCAGAGCTAAAAGTAACTAGTGGTCTTGACTTACCAACAGGCTGGACACCTTATACAAAACCGTTTCGCGGCATCGGTGTACCAACACTGCGTAAGTTTGAGGCATTTTATACAAACCAAGTAGAAAAATTACTAGACAGAATAGTGTTTCCAGTTAAAGATATTACTGGTAAAACTGTGGTATTTGTAGGTCGTCATACCCTAAGCAATGGCAATCCTAGATATATAAATTATCCTAGCGGTGTACAAATGCCGCTATATCCATGTCACTTGCCAAGTAACTATCGCAGCATGGTTCTAGTAGAAGGTGTGTTTGACATGCTTAACTTATACGACAAAGGCATGGAAAATGTAGTATGTTGCTTTGGTACAAACACACTGCAAAATAATACTAAGCAAAAATTGTTGCCATTTCGTGCACAAGGCGTAACACACATCTATATATTATTTGATGGTGACGATGCAGGAGCCAAAGCAGCCAAAGAGCTAAAACCGCTACTAGAACAAGAAGAATTTATAGTAGAAATCATAAAATTACCAGACGGTGTCGATCCTGGTGAACTAGATAAATCTGACATAGACAGCATAAGAGAGTACGTAACCAAATGAAAATAGCCGTTATTGACAAAGCCCCAAATAGAACTAGATATAGCGATTATTTTAAGTTTGACTTTGAGCATTTTCATATGAGTTCAAAGCCAATTACTAAATTGCTAAAAAAGGACGTTGATCTTGATATAGATACCGATCTCTATGACCTAGTGATCTTGGTAGGCGCTGAAGCGGCTAAAGAATACGCTAAAGTTACTAGCGTAACGAACTATGCTGGTCAACTAGTAAACGAGAAGTTTATACCTATTAGCAATCCAGCAATGCTAGCGTTCAAACCAGAGGGAAAACCTGATTTTGAGCGTGCTGTAGACAAAATACATAAATATATTAGTGGTGAAGCTAAGCCAGCTAAAACTGGTGATTTTTGTGGCATTGATCGAACCCAAGACGCCATAGCTTTCTTTCAAGAAGTACTAGATAATGCACAAGGCGTGGTTGCCGTAGACACAGAAACCACAGGTTTATATCCACGCGATGGTTATGTGCTAGGTATTAGTATAAGTTATAAGCCAAATCATGGCAGATACGTTAGCTGCGATTGTATTGATCAGGATGCTTTTAGGCTATTACAAGAAATTTGTAATCGTTTTACTATAGTCTTTCATAACATGAAATTTGACTATAAAATGCTTAAATATCACCTAGACTTAGACTTTGACCGTACACGAGTACATGACACTATGGTTATGCACTACGTCTTAGACGAAACTGATGGTCATGGCTTAAAAGACTTAGCACTAAAATACACAGATTATGGCGATTATGACGCTAAACTGGATGAATTTAAGCGGGAATACTGCAAGGCAAATGGTGTACTCAACGAAAACTTTACCTATGACCTAATTCCCTTCGACATTATAAGTGAATATGCTAGCATAGACACAGCCGTTACACTAGAGCTATTTAACAAGTTTTGGCCTATTGTGCAAAAGAATGATAAATTGCATAAGGTATACACAGAAATCTTAATTCCAGGTACACTATTCCTAATGGACATGGAAGAAGTAGGAATACCTATTAGTCGTGAACGTATGCAACTAGCAGACAAGTATCTGTCAACTAAGATTGAAGAAGCTAAACAGCATATTTATACTTTTGACGAAGTTAAATTGTTTGAACAGCACGAGCAAAAGATATTTAACCCTAATAGTGTTATGCAACTACGCAGTATACTATTCGACTATGTTGGCTTAACACCCACAGGCAAGAAAACTGGCACAGGTGCTATAAGTACCGATGCTGAAGTCCTAGAGCAATTAAGTGAAGAACATGAGCTTCCTAAAGCGATCCTACAAGTACGTAAACTATCCAAAATCCAAAACACATATATACACAAAATACTTCCTGAGCTTGATAGGGATGATAGGATTCGTACTAATTTTAATCTTATCTTTACCACTAGTGGTCGTCTTTCTAGCAGTGGGAAGTTTAATGCACAACAAATCCCACGAGACGACCCTATTATCAAAGGTTGTATCAAAGCTCCGCAGGGCTATAAAATCGTTTCGCAAGACTTAAGAACTGCTGAAATGTATTATGCTGCTGTACTCAGTGGAGATAAAAATCTACAAAAAGTATTTACTGATGGCGGCGACTTTCACAGCAGTATTGCTAAAATGGTGTTTGATCTTGAGTGTCCAGTAGATCAGGTAAAGAAACTGTATCCAGATATGCGTCAAAGTGCTAAGGCTATCAGCTTTGGTATTCTATACGGGTCAGGAGCTGATAAAGTTAGCGTAACGGTTAGCAAAGCTACTGGTCAATACTATCCTGTAGAACGTGCTCGTGATGATATTAAGCAGTATTTTACGACTTTTAAGAAACTAAAACAGTGGTTAGATACACGCAAAACATTTATTGAACAAAATGGATATACTTACTCGTTTTTTGGCCGAAAAAGACGGCTTCCTAATGTATTCAGCAGTGACAAAGGAATCGCAGCCCACGAAGTACGAAGTGGTATTAATTCAGAAATCCAATCGCTGGCAAGTGACGTTAACTTACTTGGAGCTATTGGAACTGCTAGAGAAGTTAGAGAGCGTGGACTTGACGCAAGAATCTTCATGCTTGTCCATGACTCAATCGTGGCACTTGTTAAGACCGAGCAGGTAGAACAGTATTGTGACATACTGCGTAAAAATACACAGCATGAGTGGGGTTGCAATATTAGTGGCTGCGCTATTGGTGTAGACCAAGATATTGGAGATGACTACAGCTTTGGACACTTTGAGGAAACCTACAAACTGGACGGCGATCAACTGGCCCGTATTTAGACTTGGTGAGAGACAGCCCATAGTAGCCGGTGGGCTAGTCTTTTATCGCACAGAGTATACAAATCCAGATGATAATACTTACAGCGATAATTATCAAATAGTAGATGATAAAAATATTAATAAACCTACCCTAGGTTTACGTAGATTGGTTATAAAAGACAAACTTTTTAGAATTAGTAGTGCTATATATTTTATTGGTGATGTTATTAAACTGGCAAAAGCAACAACTTGGTTTATTGATAGCCATGGACAGGTATTTCAGCACAAAAAATCTACGCGCGCCAAGCTGGCTACACATAGGCTAAAACAAGTTTTACCTGCTAGTGGGCTTGGGTGTATTTTAGAGGTTGAGGGTCTAGTAGAACGCTTTAAAAGTCTACAAGTTCCTAAACCAGAAGAGCAATATTGTGGAATACTTAGCTATGGTCACAGCAATTTATTGTATGGATATTACAGTGAACCTATAAAAACAACTTGGAGAATGGTGTAATGGCAAAAGCTATTATATCTAATAGAATATACATAGATAATCCTGGCCTACTACATACTAAACACGTAATAAATCAGCTTACCTACAAAATACATAAGAACACAGGGTCAAAAAAGTTTACTAGTGTAGAAACTATTAGAAATTACAGGTCACTTACTAGTGGAATTATTAGTATGCCACAGGGTAGAGTAGACCTTATACCTGAAGGATATGAAATAGTAGATAAACGGGTGTTAGTACCAGTGCCGTTTCCAACACCTAAATATGCACTACGTGAAGATCAATTAGCAGTATACGATCAGGTAGAAGATACTTGTTTTATTAATGCCTTAGTAGGCTGGGGTAAGACCTTTACAGCACTACATATTGCTAGAAAATTTGGTCAAAAAACACTAGTAGTAACACATACTACTTCACTACGCGATCAGTGGCGTGATGAGATTGAAGCACTATTTGGTATGCAGTGTGGTATTATCGGCAGTGGTCAGTTTGACATAGAAGATCATGCTATTGTAGTTGGAAATGTGCAGAGTATAGTAAAACACTTAGACAAATTACAAAAAGAGTTTGGTACAGTAATACTAGATGAAGCGCATCACTGTCCAGCTACTACATTTAGCGAAACAGTAGACACTTTTCATGCTAGATATAGGATTGCACTTAGTGGTACTATGACACGTAAAGATGGTAAGCATGTAATGTTTCAAGATTACTTTGGCAATATTGTTTACAGACCGCCACAAAGTAATACTATTAATCCTATAGTACATATAGTTAAAAGTAACATAGTATTAAAACCAAATGTACCCTGGGTAGAAAAGATAAATGAGCTAACGCAGGATGACGACTATAGACGTTATATTAGTGCATTAGCTACTTATCATATAAATAACGGTCACAGTGTACTTGTAATTGCAGATAGAGTAGAATTCTTAGAAAAGGTCAAAGAATATGTTGGAGAAACGTGTTTGTTGGTTACTGGCGACACCAGCTATGAAGAAAGGCAATATGCAAAAGAACAATTACTCAGCAAAGCAAAAATGTGCGTTGCTGGTAGCAGGCAAATCTTCAGCGAAGGTATCTCCATCAACATACTCAGTTGCGTCATCCTAGCAGTACCTATGAGTAATGATAGTCTACTAGAACAAATTGTTGGGCGAATAATGAGACCACATCCAGGTAAACTAGATCCTATAGTAGTAGATATTCAATTTAGCGGTTGGGCTGATCGCAAGCAGAACACAGATAGATTAGGCCTTTATATGAAGAAAGGTTGGGAAACCAAACTGGTTTAAAAAATTTAACTTGTTATAGCTAGCTGTTTGTGCTATAATATTATATTGAGTAGAAATATGGTCTTACGATTTAACCTTGAAAAATTGCAGCAAAAATCAAAACAACACTGGGACTTGTTAGATATACTACGAGACTATCGCAGCGGTCGTTGGGTTAAACTCAATAACGCTAAAATAACTAGTGAGATGTTTAGTGGACCTAGTTTCTTACTCAAACCGGATCAGTTACTAGATGATACTAGAACTGATAGATTATTTATAATTCAATATGTAAAACTAGCGGGTCGTAGAAATTGGCAATTTTACCAAGACCTAGGTTATAAATTTTTAGATTTAACCTACTATCCAGATATAGAAATCAGCACATTAAAATATAATCCGCTACTAGAAATAAAAAACAAACGAATACACTTCAAATACGAGGAATAAATATGGCACTTAGCTTTAAACAAACAAAAGGCAAAGCTGTAACAAATAAAGTAGAAACTTACGAATACAAAGATGGCGAAAATACAGTTAGGTTAATTGGCGGAGTTTTGCCACGTTATATTTACTGGATTAAGGGCACTAATAACAAGGATATTCCTGTTGAGTGCTTGGCATTTAGCCGTGAAAAAGAGAAGTTTGACAACATGGAAAAAGATCATGTGCCTGACTTCTATCCTGAACTTAAATGCAGCTGGAGCTATTCGATCAATTGTATCGATCCTAAAGATGGTAAAGTTAAGGCGCTCAACCTTAAAAAGAAGTTATTTGAGCAAATCCTAACAGCAGCCGAAGATTTAGGTGATCCTACAGATTATGATACCGGTTGGGACGTTGTGTTCAAGCGTACTAAAACTGGGCCACTAGCATTTAATGTTGAATACACGCTTCAAGTATTACGTTGCAAGCCTCGCGCACTTACAGCAGCAGAACAAGCAGCAGCAGATGCCGCTGTTTCAATTGATGAAAAATTCCCAAGACCCAAAGCTGAAGAAGTCTTAGCACTACTAGAAAAAGTAAATAGTGGCGGTGAAGATGAAGGTACAGAAAGCGAACAAGAAGCTGTTAAAGAACTAGGATAATGCAAAAGCCCAGTGATCTTGGTTACTGGGCTTTTTTGCCTAAAAAAGGTTATAAATGAAATTACTATTTACAGCAGATTTACACATAAAATTAGGGCAGAAAAACGTACCACAAGATTGGGCTAGAAACAGATATAACCTACTATGGCAACAATTAGCAGAAAAACAAGCTAGTGCTGATGTATTTGTTATAGGTGGCGATGTTTTTGATAAACTGCCTAGTATGGAAGAACTAGAGATATATTTTGACTTAATAGGCAACTGTAATATACCAACTATTATATACAGTGGCAATCATGAAGCAGTTAAAAAATCAACTACTTTTATGACTAATTTGGCTAAAGCCACTAATAAAATGAATCGCAAAGTTATAGTCGTAGACGATTACTACAGCGATTATGGAGTAGAGTTTGTTCCATACAACAAGCTAAAAGATTTTGAACAAAACAATCCTTGGCCAGATGGTGGACAGATATTGTGTACACACGTTCGTGGTAGTATACCACCGCACGTTACACCAGAAGTAGATTTAAATATTTTTAGCGGCTGGGATGTTGTCTTAGCCGGAGACCTGCATAGTTATGAAAATTGTCAACTTAATATTCTTTATCCCGGTAGTCCTGTTACTACTAGTTTTCACCGTCAACCAGTTGACACTGGTGTTATCTTAATTGATACTGAAACATTGCGACACAGTTGGCTAAAGCTTGAAGTACCGCAGTTAATACGCTTAACAGTAGGAGTAAGCGACCCTAAACCGCCAACACCGTATCATCATACAATTTATCAAGTTGAGGGTGATATGCAGGAGTTGGGTGAACTAGAAGATAACGAGTTAATTGATCGCAAAGTTATCAAGCGTAATACAGATGTACAACTAATGCTTGATGCGGAGATGACACTGGTTGAAGAAGTTCGTGAATATTTAACCTATGTACTGCAGTTAGGCAGTGAAACAGTTGAACAAACTGTGCTAGAACTGCAAGCACACTTGGCTAGGATAGAAACTGATGACTGAACATCCTAATATGATATATGTAGCTAAAATAATTAGTGAACGCAAACACGGCACACAAGAGTTGTGGCACAGTGAATTAAGTGGTGCTAAGGATTGTGTATTATTAATGGAACAACTGGGATTTTTAAACAAGCGAAAGTTTTGGGGCAATGATAACAATCAAAGAATTACGATGGAGTAATCTTTTTAGTTATGGTGCTAATAATAAAATAAACTTTGTACATGCTCCACTTACACAACTAGTAGGTAGAAACGGACACGGTAAAAGCAGCATAGCACTTATCTTAGAAGAAGCACTCTACAATAAGAACAGCAAAGGCATCAAAAAAGCCGATATATTAAATCGTCATGTTAAAGATAAAACTTATACAATTGAATTAGACTTTAGTCGTGATGATAGTGATTATACAGTAAAGACCACACGTGGTGCACAGCA